ACCCGCTTGAATGATAAGCGGTATATTTTCAAGAAGCGCCGTAATAATCCCGTTTATGATCTCCGGAATAGCCGCCACAATCGTTGCTATGATTTCCGGAAGGGCGGTAATAAGGGAAGTCAGAAGGTCGATACCTGCTTGAATGATCTGCGGGATCGACGAAAGCAACCCGTCAACAAGGCTTGTAATCAGCGTAGGAAGCGCCGCTACAAGAACAGGGATCGCGTTTATGATACCCTGCGCCAGCCCTGTAACAAGCTGTAATGCGGCATCTATCAGCAACGGGATATTGTCGATCAGCGCTTGCACAATATCGGCTACAAGCTGAACCAGCGAAGGAACAAGCGTCGGCAACGCTTGCGCTATTCCCGTCGCGATATTCGCGATCATCTGAAAAGCAAAGTTTATAAAGGTCGGTAGCATTTCGGTTAGCTTTTGGATCGCAAACGTCACCATTCCCAGCAAGCCGTCTGTAAACTGCTGTGCCGCACCTTCTGCGCCCGTCAGCGCTCCCACCAAGCCGTTCCCGATAAGCTCGACAAACGGCGTTATCTGTTGCAGAAGCTCCGCCGCAAGCTGTTTTAGCTTTGTAACGATCGGTTCGGCGATCGCTCCCAATTCTGCCATAGCGCTATTAAGGGAAGCCGTCGCCTTTTGTGCGTCGATAATATCGCCGTTTACCTCTCTGTATTTCTCTGCCGCGTCGGAATATAGCCCGTTCAGCGTTTTTGTAATCAGCGCTTGCCGTTCTTGTTCTGTACTGCACTTGTCAAGGCTGGCTTGAAATTCATCTTCCGAAACGCCCGCCCAATTCAAAGCGTCAGCAAGTCCGCCCGTAATCGCGCCCGTTTTCGCGGTTTCGTTTGCGGCTTCGGTCAAGTTTTCAATAGGTAAGCTGTCGCCGAAGGTCGCATATACGCCCGTTGCTATATCCGTCCACGTTGCAAGCTCTTTTTCATTTTTCGTCAGTTTTGCAAGGTGGGCGGCGGCTTCGGTCGCCTGTCCGTCGTCGCCAAGAACGCCGTACAACTCCGTATACGTTTTCTTTGCATCTTCCGCCGAATGCCCCGCCGTTGTGAAGCCTGTTTCCAGTTTCCCCATATTTACGCGGGCTTCGCGGGTGCTTTCTGCAAGCCCCAAGAACGCACCTGCTGCCGCACCGATTGCCGCACCCATTGCGGCAACCCCTGCGCCGATCGCTTTTCCCACCTTGCCTACGGTATCGCCAACGCTCTCCCAATCAATCTTTGACTTTTTCAGTTTTTCGGAAGTGTCGTCGATTTCCTTTTGAATTTTCACCATATCGGCTTTTGTGTTATTCAAAGCCGTTTGCATTTTCTGATATGCGGGATTTGTCGGTTCGATCCCGCCGTCGCGCATTTTCTTCAAGGCATCTTCTGCGGCTTTTGCCTTTTTTGCCTGTTCTTCAAGCGATTTTTTTAGAATATCCTGCTTTCGCGTCAGCGCGTCTATGCTTTCCGCATTGTCGCCGAATTCAGCCGTCGCCAGCTTCATTTCCGATCCGATTTCGCGAAGGGAAGTGTTGATACCCTTACAGGCGGAACGATATTCTTTTTCGCCGTCAAGAATAATTTGCGATTTGATTTGTTCTTCCTTCGCCATTTACAACCCTCCTAATACGTCGTCAATATCGGCTTCCGGCTCTTCCGGCTTGAAGCGATCCGGATTGAATTGTTTGTGTATTCTAAAAAGCGTCAAAATCTTATATGGTGTCATTCGCCATACTTCGGCTTCGCTCCACCGAAGAAGCGTAACGCCGATATAAAGAAGGCGGGCAAGGTCGATTACTCCTTGCCCGCCGCCGCGTTTTTTCCGTTTTCGTTGTCCTCTTCGTCGTCCTCTTCCTCTTCATCGTCACGGGCGGGCGGCTCTTCCGTTCCGTTATTACCCATCGAAAACGCTTTGAAGATAGAGGATTTCACGTCAAGGAAATTCCCTGTATGAATGAGTTTGCCCACCTGTTTTTCGGTAAGCTCTTCTTCGCCGTCCTCTGCCCCCTCATTCAGAAGCAGGGTAAGAAGCCAGCGAAGGTTCTTAATGCTGTCCTTTCCGGAAAGCGCTTTATCAAGGCGATCGAAGCCGCCGAATTTGTCTTGCATTTCGTCGATCACGTTCAAACTGAAAAGAAGGTGTCTTTCCTTGTCAAGCGTGATCGGGAAGCGTCCGTCTTTAATTGCGCTCATAAAATAATAAGCGGGAAGCCGTTTCCGGCTCCCCGCTGTACCCCCTTTCTTGTTATGCCGCCGCGTTGTTCGGCTCTCTTACTTTAGTAAACCATCCCGCCGCTACGCTCTCCGTAGGCAAAGCGACGTGTTCCGCCTTCCACAACCCGTCCGAACGTTTGATAAACTGTCCGACGATCTCCGGCGTAGTGAATTCGATACTATCGCCCTTTGTCGTGTAGTTTTCGGACGGGATCGCAAACTTCACCTTGTAAAGCCAAATGTACTTATAGGTTCCGCCCGCTTTCTTCGCACGGAAGCCGATTGCGAAATAAGGCGGTTCGTCTGTGTCTGCGCCGTAAACCACCTTGTCGTTGTCCTGCTTCTGTCCAAGAAGGGCGGCAAGGTCAGCCGGAAGAAGGTCGTTGACGTTCAGTGTCAATTCTCCCGATACGAATTCCTTTACTACTTCGTCGGCTCCGTCGTCTGCGTAAAGGATCGCTTCCGCAACTTCCACGGAAAGCTCCGCCGAAATTGCCTTCGCCATTTTTACGGGCGTTCCGTATTCCTCTGCGCCGTCGTCGCCAATCGTAATAGGTGCGCGGTAAAGATCGCGCAATCCGATTGTTGCCATAGTCTTATACCTCCATATACTTAAATTCCACGGGGATATGATAATAACCCGTGCTTTCCTCGAACACTTCCGGATCGAACGTGATCCCGTAGAACCCCGCTTCCTTCAATGCTCGCTTTGCGCTCCGCATAAGCGCGATATAATCCACGCGGGAATAAATATCCGCCCTGTATGTGAATTCTTCCGCGCCGCTTTCATCGTCTGAAAAGTGCGTATCTTGTCCCACGACAATTTGATACGTGATAAAGGTTTTTGCCTTTCCGTCGTATTTCAGTCGTTCAACGGGACAACCCAGCTTTTCAAGCGTTGTTTTCACAAGTGTATCAACGTTCATTCTGCTTCGCCTCCCATACGCGGCGCATTTCTGCATTTACAGCGTCAGCCGCCTTTGTGTTCGCCGCCGTGAACCACGGGCGCGCTGGCATATTTTTTCGCCCGTATTGCAGGACAAAGCCTTTTGTCGCGTTGCGTACCCCGTGCCGATCCTTTCCGTCCGGATATACTTCAACCATCTTTGCGTCGTCCCGCTCCTTGATTTTGGATACGATAACCGACGCGGCAAGATCGCCCGTACTTCTTCGGCTCCGAAACATTTTCCGGATTTCCGCTTTCTGTGCTTCCTGCATTACCGCGCCACCAGCTTTCAGCATTTCCGGCACGGCTTCTTCTGCAATCTGCGCTTTTTGAAGCATTCGTTCTTGCAGATCGTCAAGCCCTACAACGTTAAACTTCGCCATTTCCGCCGCCTCCTTCCTCCGCGCCGTTCTGCGCTTCTGGAAAGCTGGAAAGCGTCAATTCCACAAGCTCTCCGTCGTTATGAATGTACGTCCGAAGAATGCGATAACGCTTCCCGCTCGAAACGGGATATTCTGCGATCGTTTCGCCGTTGTATTCCATTGCGTAAACGTCGAACTTTACTTCGGCGACGTGTCCAGCCATTTCCGCTTTGTAGAATTCTGAATACCCTACGGATTTTTTATCGGCGAAAACCGTTGTCGCCGTTTCCGGCTTCATTATCGGGAAGCCATGTTCGTTCGTCCGCTCCGAAGTTTCGGAAAGCGCAATCAGCGTTATTTGATCTCTCCAGCCCATTATCCGCCACCGCCTTCCGTATAGTCATCGGACAGCGACAAGGCACATTTCAAGTAATCGTATGCTTTTCTGTGCCTTTCGCCTTCGCCGCCGAAGTTATCTTCGGATTTCGCGTATAGAATAATCGCGCGGTCTAAAAGAGGATCGCCCAGCGTTTCGCTGGACGATCCCGCATTTTCCGGAACGTTGATACCGACAAGCCGAAGATCAGCGATACCGGAAGCAATATAATCTTCGATTTCGTCGTTAAATACGGCGGCTGTTTTCCGCAAAGCCAGCTTTACCTTGTCAAGCATCATCGTTCAGCCCTCCATTATGCGTCGCCTTTAACCAGCTTCACGAAGGCTTCGCCGATCGCGGGCGTGCAATCGAAGATCGCAATACCGCTGTATTTGTAACTGTTCGTGTCGATGTCATAGGCGTTCTTCACGTTAATATCTTCCGCAAGGTTTGCACACACCTTCTTGAAGTCGCCCAAGAAGGCTTCGTGTTCCTTCACGTAGTCGGACAGAAGAACCGGATAGCCGTAAACGAAGTAGCTGTTGCCCTGCACGGTTACAATATGGTTCTTGCTGGTGTCCTGCAACGGCATAAAATCCGTAAACAAGGTTTTCTTGCTCATAACGAATTTTGCGTTACGGTCGTATCCAGCGTTCAGAAGCCCGATCAGCGTTTGCACGTTTGCGGCGGTAAGGGAACCGGCTTTTGCTACGGTAACGCTGTTCGTTGCGCCCCAAGTGTTTGCCTTGTCAATGCCCTTCGGCTGGGAAGAACCTGTTCCGTTAATGAAGAAATCTTCAACCTTGCGGGCGATCGCCTCTGCAAGCATATCAACGATCCAGTTTTCAAACGCCGCAATGCTCATTGTCATAACGGTATCGGAAATCTGAACCAGCTTGATAATCTCGTATCCGGTCAGCGTTACGGTGGTAAGGGTATCAGCCGCCGCCGTAATAGCTGTGTTTTCCTTATGGATCGCCGCATCGTTGTTCGTACCCTCAACGGCGAACTTCACCGCGCCTTTGACGTGCAGAAGGGTAACTTCGTTCAGCATCGGCGCAAGTTTCTTTACCTTGCTGATAATCTCGTTCGCGGTCTGTGTCGGCACAACCTCCGCGCCCGTGCCGCTGGTATTCGCGTATGCGCGCTTCTCTGCGTCGGTAAGGGGAAGGCGGCGAAGGTTTTTCAGCCACGCGGAACGGTATTCGGGCGTACCGAAGGGATCGTCCGGATCGGCGTTGTCCTGTTTCTGCTCGAAGGTGCGGGAAACAATGCCCGCGCCCTTTGCGATATTGTCCAGAATGCCGTTGCGCTTCTCTGCGGCGGCAATCAGTCCGGCGCGCTCTTCGGTAAGCTCTTTTGTTTCCTTCTCCAGCGCGTCGATTTCCTCGGCTTTCATAGCGTCGCCGCGCTCTTCGATCTCCTTCTTGATAGCCGCAAGGCGGGCTTCAATCTCTTTAATTCTCATTGTGTTAAACCTCCATCATAAGTTTGATTTTTAGAATTTGCTTCCGGCGCTCCAGCCGCTCCTGCTGTTCTCTCTCGATCACTCCGTCGAAATAAGAACGCGCCGAAATATCGGTATCGCCGTTCGCCGGATAAGATACCGCCGAAACGTCGTAAACCTTCTTGATCTTCAAGATTGTTCTTGTGTGCGTGTCTTTGTTATATGCGTCCTCTGACACGGTGAACGCCCACGACATTTTGCAAATAAGCCCCGCGTCAATGCTTGCATAAAGTCGCTTTGCCTCTTCCGTAAGGCTCAAATTTGCGGCAATAAACAAGCCGCCGTCCTGCGGTTCCAAAAGCAGGGAAGGCGGCTTATTCTTTGCCATCTTGTTTCGGGCGAATACCATTCCGGAATGGTCGAACTGCATAATCACGTCGGACAGGTCAGCGCCCACAAGGGCGTTGCGGTCGATTACCTCGCAATATTTGATCCCGCCGTATTCGTACATAACATACGGCTTATCAAACGTCGTTGCGAAGCCTTCGACGTAGAAATCTGTATCAAACCTCTTGTTCTCCGTCCCCTGTGGGATCATCAACGGCTGGAACATTTGACGGTATTCCCGCCCCTTCACTACTGGCATTCGGTACAACCTCCTTTCCCAATTCTGATACTTCCGCGTATTCCTTGCGAATATAATACTTGTCCCCGCCTTCAACGTGCGACATATTCCAAATATCCATAACGCCGTTGCGGTTGAGCAAGCCACGGTCAAATAGTTGTGTGCTGATATTCAGCTTTGTATTATTGCTTGCGTATTGAAGCCTGTTCGCGGTAAACGTGATCGCGTTCCCGAAGGACAATTCCCGCTGTGTATAGGTCATATTCGACATAACCAGCGAAAGCTGAATTGCGAAAGGCTCGATCTTGCCTTCGTAATAAGCGTTCCATTCGTCCTCGTTATAGCTGTTCTGAATAATTTTCGCGTTTGTCCCGAAGTAGTTAAAAACATTTTCGTTGATCTGCGCCATCTGCGCCGCGTTCACGGTGAACGGCTTGCTTTCAATCGGTTTCACGTCCGCGAATTTGCTATCGTAGATCACCATACCGGATTGATTATCCGCCGAAAGGTTATCCGCCGTGAAGCGTTTTCGCTCTTTCGTAATATCTTCCGGTTTTAGCATATTCGCAACCTTCGCCAAGAACCGGACGGAAGCCGAATTTTTAACGCCGTTGATAATGCCTTGATTTTGTGTATGGATCAACTGCATTGTAGGGCGAAGCGCGGCGTTGTTCTCTCCGAAGAAGTCGTCCTTGTACTGAAATTGCGTCAGCACGCCGACGCGCTCGAACTCGATTGCCGCTTTCTGCCCGTTTGCGAAGGTGTACCGCAAGAAGGGCGCGCCCTTATATTCTACAACCTCGCAACGCTGGGGAAGTAGGGGATAATAGCCCGCTATTCCTCCGTATTCATCTTCGATCGGAACAATAAACGCCGTATTATTCACCGAAAGGATCGTTGCGATCCGGTAAATAAATTTCGACGTGTCCATAAACGGATTAGGGCGGAACTGCAATACCCTTTCAAGGTTCTTGTACGCTGTCCCGCTGATCTCCGGTTTCAGCTTTGAACAGAAATTCGCGAACGAATGAATAGCCGCCCGCGTAAGCTCCATTTCGTAAAGGCTTTCCGGCGCGTTCGTGAAAACGGGCGAATACCCGTTAAGCATCTTGAAGTATCCTTCCGCTTGAATATCCGAACGCGGCTTCCGGAAAATCGTTTCAAAAATTCCCATAGTTTTTATCACCCCGCATTTTTCAGCATTTCGCCGATCTCGTTATAATACTTCTGCCGTACCGTCATAGCGTCAATCACGGAAACGAAGCCATCAATACGCGCCCGCTGTTCAATCTTTACCGGACGGAACTTCCGCGTTTCCATATTGTGTTTTAGCGCAACGTTCAAGAAGTGCGCTTTCAGAAGGTTATTATCTGCGATCTTGAAATTGCCGTCTTTGATTATGCCTTCAAATTCCCGAATTACGGGCGCAAGGTTTTCACCCTGCCATACGTCGTCCGTCTGGAAGCCCGCCGCCTTCAAGTCGTCGATCAGATATTGCGCGCTGTAACGGTCATAGCCGATTTTTAGAATATATATGCCGTACTGATCCCGAAGGGTAGAAAACCATTCGTAAACGTCCCTGTAATCAACGTGATTTTCGCCGGATAGCTTCACAATCCCTTGCTTTACAAATATATCATACGGCACGCCGTCTACCGCCTGTGCGGTTTCCAGCCTGTTTGCTGGCATAAAGAATTGTGCGAAGGCATAAAGAACCCCGCCGCGCTCGATAATAACGCTTGCGGCTGTAAGGTCGGTCGTCTGTGATAGGTCGATCCCGCCCACCGCGTAATTGTCTTTGAAATCCTCCAGCTTGATTTTCTCGCCCGCTCGATCTACAACAACGTAATCAAGCCAAGCAACGGAAGAATTCTGCTTGATATTGCAGTATTTGCAAAGGAATTCCGCCCGCTTTGAAAGGCTCATTTCTGCAACGGCGATTTCTTCTTTGAAGAACTCCGGCGAAACAGAAACGCCCATATTCGGATTTGCTTTTTTAAGCTCTTCAAGGTCGTTCCATTTCTCTACGTCGTCAATCATATAAAGCAGGGGAAGAAGGCGGCGTTCCTTGCTTCCACCTTTCAGAAACGCCGTAGATCGCGCCATCAATTCGTCGAAAATCCCGTCGTTTTCATACCCCGCCGTACTGATAGACAGGATCAGCGGCTGGCGGCGTGCGCCAAGCGCTGATTTCATTACTTCGTATTGCTTCAAGCCGCCGTCGCCACGCCACGACGCTACTTCGTCATTCACTACCAAATGCGGATTGAAGCCGTCCGATTTCTTCGCATTGAATGCCAGCGGCTTTATTGACGTGTTGCTTTCCTCAATGTAAATATCAGAACGGCGCTTCTTCGCAAGCTCTGAAAGCTCCGGTTCTTTTTTAATCATCTGGTGGAAATTATCGTAAACGATGTTCGCTTGTTCCAGCTTCGGCGCAAGACAATAAATCTTCGCGCCGTATTCGCCATCAAGATATGCCATATAAGCGATCACGGCGGACGCGAAAAGCGTTTTTCCGTTTTTCCGCCCGATCACAATAAACACTTCGCGGAATATCCGCACGTTATCTTCATCAACAATCCCGAAGATCAGCGATACCGCCGCTTTCTGCCATAGCTCCAATTTCAGAAGGTCGGTTCGCCCTTCGCAATGGTGACAGAAGTTTTCAATAAACCGGATCGCCTTGTTTGCCTTCTTCGCATTGAAAAGAAAAAGCCCGTTTTGAAGCCCGCTAACGATGTATTCATAAATCAGACGCACCCATTTTCCGACGACAATTTTTCCCGTCGTTATGCCGTCGAAATACTCGTAAATGTAATTTGAAAACGGCATTTCTATTCGTCCCGCAAGGCTTGCAGACGGCTTTCTTTTTTCTTTTCGGGCGGTACAAGCTCGCAAAGCTGTTTGATTATGGCGGCGTGATTTTTCGTCATAGCGATATGCGTTTTTACTGCGTCACTCTGCTTTGTCCCGCTCTGGTTTGCGCCGTTTTGGTATTCGACGGTGTATCCCTCTTCGTTGATAATTTCTTGTAGCTCTTCAAGGGATACCGCCATAAATGCGGCGTTGCGGATAAGGCTTTCGACTGTCTGCAACTTGTTTTTATCCAAGTCGCGGAAAACCCGCTTCAATCGGGAAATCTCTTTCTTGATTTTTTGATCTTTCGTTAATTCCTTTTTTGTCGCCATAAATATCACCCCTTTTCGGCGGATACCTACACCCCTTTTTCACGTACACCCGTTATGCGCGCGCCTGCGGAGTTTTTTTAACCTCCCGCCCTCGGTGTTCCACCCTCCCTAAATTCTCGGCGAATAGGGGGGAGTATCACGTTTCCGTTTTCGTCAAACGAATATCGCTTTTTCCGCTTTGATTTGTGATGTTCTTTGTTATGGCAATTTTGACATAGCGCTTCGAGATTATCCCACGAAAGCGCAATGTACGGATCGTTTACGTTCTGCTTCGTCAAGTATGTTTTGTGATGTGCAATCTTCGCGGCAACGGGATTGTGCGGCGTAGAACAGCGTTCGCACAAGTAGCCCTTCGATTGCAAGAAGGCATCACGGCAAGATCGCCACGCCTCACTGTTATAGAACTGCTCTGCCCACGGCTTCATACTCGCACCTTCCTTTCCTGCGCATAATAAAAGCGCCCTTCCGGATTGCTCCGAAAAGGCGCTATTCGTGCGCTTGCGTTTTGCGTAAAAATTCATCGTAAACAGTATAGCATATAAATATACCCCGTTCCACCCCTCGATATTGTCGCGATATTGTCACTTATTCGCCCGCCCTGCGCCTATACGTTGCCGCACTTACCGCCGCCGCGATCCCGAATACGCATACTGCCATATCGTTTACAATCTTGTTCCGCCATCTGCACGCGGTCTTTACACCTTTCAGAACGCCCGCTTCTTCAAGCTCGAAGGCTAATTCCTCCCACGTGTATGGCTTTCCATTCTCGCGCGGCTTGCCTTCGTAGTCCTCGCCGAAGTAGTACATACGAACCACGGTGAATTCCTTGCGGTCGCGGTAAAGGTTTATAGCCCTCTCCAGCCGCTCGAAGCCGTACTTTGTTTCCCGATACTGCCGCCTTTTTTCTTCCTGCATTTCTGCGATAATATCCGCTTCGGTTTTCTGCTCGTAATATCCTGTGCTTTTACTGCCCGCCGCGAAGGTCTTTCGTCCTGCGTGATATTCTACTTCGCAATAGCCTTCTTCATCGGCGACAAGTGCCGCCAGCTTCTTGTAGTTATACAAAAGTGTTTCCATAGCCTTGAAGTAATTCACATACGCGCCCGCCGTGTTTTTGTACGCTTCGTAAGCGCCCGCGCGGGCGGCTTCGTTGATCGCTTCTCGTACCTCTTCGGAAATTCCCGCTTTTTTCTTCGCCATTTTCAGCCCTCCGTTTTCTGCCGTAGATAGTCAGTAATCACGCTTGCGGCTTCCTGCCATCCCTTGCAGATTGCCGCCGCGTATCCCTGTTTCAAAAGCCCGTTGATCCAGCGCACCTGTTCTTCGCTAATCCTTCCGCCGCGCTGTCGTTTAAGCTCAATGTATAGCCCGTGACTTGCCCCGCGTGCAACCGGAAGGCAAAGATCGGGAACGCCGGATTTCACGCCCTGCGCCCGAAGGCGTGCCGCTTCGATCTTGTTCCGGCTTCCGCCGTTTGGAACGTGATACAAAAGCGCCAATTCCGGAAATTGCCCCTTTTGAAGCTCCGCCCACTCGAAAAGGGCGATTTGTTCTTCCGCTTCCGTAGGTATGGGAAGGGAAGGTGCGTTATTCTTTCGCATTTTGCTTCGCCTCCCATTCCTCGAAAAAGAAAAACGGCTTTTCCTGCACAAATGCTTCGTCAAACTCGCGTTGCGCGCCTTTGCTCTCTTTCCAATCCGGAAGGAAGCAGACTTCGGCGCATTCATTCAGCATTGCGCCCGCCATTCGCATATAGGCTTCCCACGTGAAGCCCTCCGAAGGCAGTAGCGCCGGATTGACGACGATAAAGCCGCCTTTCTCCAGCTTCTTCTGCGCTTCATAGAATTTTGAACGGTAGAACGGATCGCCCGTAATCTTTCCCGCAAGGTAAACTGTCTTTTTCTGCATCGTGTTTCCTCCCTTCGTCAAAACAGCTTTGTTTGTGCCGCCTTTTCCTGTTCCTCCAGCAGATCAAACAGGCGGATTTGTGCTTTCTCTGTTTCAAGCCGCCTGTTCGCCGCCTCGAAATACTTTGCGTTTATTTCAAAGCCAACGTAATCAAGCCCGCCGATCCTGTGGCAAGCGATAAGGGAACTTGCGCTTCCGGCGTGCGTGTCTAAAATCTTCATACCCTTACGGGCAAATAGGGACAAAACCCATTCATACAGCTTCACGGGCTTCTGCGTAGGGTGTATCGTCCCTTCAATTTTCAATTCAACGCGGTTCAAGGTAAAAATCCGCGTCGGCGTGTCAAAGCTGGTGTATGCAAGCTCACAATCAGACATTGAAAGCCCGCGTTGCCCCTTATCCCATACAAGCCAGCCTTTGTGCGCCTGTTTCAGCACCGGAACAAAGTAATTCCCGCCCCAAATGATTTGATTTCGGGATACCCGTTCAAGCTCTCTGAAATATTCTTCTGACGGCGGTTCATTGTCCCAGCCTTCCCGCGAATGCTCTTTCCTGTTGTGCTTCGGATTTCTGCAAACGTGCTTCCGCTGTCCGTCAATCCCAATCCCATAAGGCGGATCAACGATCGCAAGATCAAAGAAGCCGTCCGGAAACTCCTTCATTCCCTGCATACAATCCAGATTATAAAGCCTATTCAATTCAAGCAACGTCGATCGCCTCCTTCCGTTCTCTTTCTCCCACCCCTCCGCCCCTCCCGCTGGGAGGGGAACAGGTTCAAAGGAATAAAGCCCGCCCCAATCTGTTATGCACATTTCCCCAGCCTTCATTGTGGAAAAGTTGAAGCCGCCTTGATAGATTTTCTTTCCCCGCCGCTGTCCTGTTTTCTATCACTCACGGATCACCCCGTAAAGGTCAAGCGGCTTTGCCGTGCTTCGCAACCTTGACGGGCTGATCCTCTCGTGATCTTCGATAAACAGGCGACGGGGAATAAATGAAAATCTATCTCGAAGGCTTCTTCTGTGATCGAAGCTATGCTTCGTCGCCAAACGTTACACATTTACAAGGCTTTATAAATGCTGATCTGAAATCAGCTTTTGCCGTCTTTCGCCGCACGTTTCCGCTTTCGCTTCGGTGGCTCTAACACATACTTAAAATAAAGGTATCCGTACTTCGTGCTTTTTGTTTCTACTAATATATAACCCTTCGGCGGGCGTGGTGGCTTGCTCTCCGTGTAAACCCTCTTCGCGACGGTCGGCGTTTCACGTTCCGGCTTCCGTGCGTTGCGCGTTTGCTTCCAACGGTGTCCGCCCTGTTCTGGTGTCCAATGGTCGAAAAGGTAGTTCGCAAGCCCTGTGTAATCCTGTCCGTGATCTATTCCGTCATAATAGTTATGTTCGCGTAGATGGTCGATCCGGACGATACTTCCGTAAATCCATTGTTTCTTGATCGCTTCTTCCGGTATGCCGTCCGAAAGCATATGTGCGTGAATTCTGTTCGTGTTTTTGCCGCGTCCTAAATAAATAAAGATCACGGCATCGGGGAAGGCGTATTTCAACCGCCGCACGAATAGATCGCGTATCCGCTTCGCTTCCTTGAATGTATGTACTTCGTTTTCGTCGTCCAGCGTCAGCGTGCTATATAATGAACGCGGGGAAAAGTTTTCATTTACCAGCCGCGCGTGTTTTCTTCTTGATATTCCGATCCGGTGTTGTTCCCGTTCTTCCTCTGTCTTAAATCGCGGGCGCGGTTCAGCCTTCTTTATATCGGTAAGCCTGTCCGATATATTGAAAACTTCCTGTTCGCATACAGCGCCCGAAAATATCCTTCTTTTTACTCTCTGCATATGTCAAGCCGCCTTCCTTTGACAAGAAGCCGCCTTCGTGCTATAATAACAAATGTATTGAATAGCCTTAAACGGCGCGCCCCTCAACGGGGAAGAACCGTCCTGTACGCCCATACAGGACGGTTCTTTTTTTGTCTATCCGTTGTTAAGCCCTTCGCCTTGCACGAAATCTTCGCATTTCGTTTCTTCGCAAGGTTTGAAGCGCATTCCATCCGCACAACCGACGCACGGGAAAGGGCGTATCCCGTCCGGCGCGTATCCTTCGCGGATTTTCTCGCATTCCTCCAGCCGTTCGCATTGATCGCACCAGCACTTCCGGCAATCCCCAATTTCAGTTTTTACCGTATCACGCTTCAACGGCTCTTCGGTTTCGTGTACCTCTTTAATATCGTTTGCCGCCTCCATCACGTCGTAAGCGTCCATACCGTCTTTGAAGCCTCGAAGCAATGCGGCGAACATAAACCCGATTGCCGCGCCAGCTTCTTCAAGCGTTGCCGCGTCGATCTTGATTTCGTCCATTTCTGTTACCTCTCTTCCTGTTGATCCTGCAAGTGCGGATAATTGCCACGATTACGCAATATACGATCAGCACCGCCACCGCAATACAGGCGATCCCGCAAAGCAGGAAGAAGGCGTTTTGCATAAATTCAAACATTGTCATTGTGAATTACCTTCCTTCCTCGAAAACCTCTTCCGGCTGAATGTTCCACGCCGCCGCAATATGCTTCATCATATCCACCGCTTCGGCGCGCTTCTTCATATCCCCGTCAAGGTAAGATTTCAAGATTTCAGATTTCAGAACGCAAAGCGGGCGAACGCCCCAGTCCCCGAAGTAAGCGAGGCCGTTGTCGTACAACGTGCCGTCGGAATAGACGCTGCGGACGTAAGGATTTTTCGGGCTGTCCGGTGTAGCTGTCCACCACCAAGTATCCGGAAGTGCCGGAATGTTGCCGCGAAGAAGCCTGTATTCGTCGCACGTGATAAGCCCGACACGGACGCGATCTCCGCCGTAGTCCTTCAAACCGTCGTCTGCGGTCAAGTCAACGTTGAAATGCTCGAACATTTCTTCCGGCGCACCCTCCGCAATCAGCCTTTTCAGAAATTCGCCGTTCAAGAACTCGCGAATATCGGACGCGGCGAAATCGTTTCGGTTCTGTGCGTCGAATGCTCGTTCCCCGATACACTCCGAAGTAATACACTTCACCCAGCTTTCTGCGGTCTGAATAATCGTGAAGGCGATCCCACCGATCGTAATTTCCTGTTTCGGCGCGAAGCCGTGTTTGTTCTCTGTCATATTAAAAAGCCCCTTTCTTATATAAATAGGTATGTCCGCACCCGCTCGCGGGTGTTTAACACTTCTTGCCGCCGTGCCTGTACGGGCGGCTTTTGTTGTATTCGTGCTTTGTGCTGATAATCCGGTCAATGTCGATACCTTCTTTTCCGCACCAGTCCAAAATACGAATGATACAATCCGCCATTTCAACCGCGATCCCTTCCGGCTTTTTGGAACGGTGTTCGCATTTTCCCTTGAAGGAATAATTCGCGCAATCGTACTTATCTTCCGGATCGCACGGTCTGCCGCTTTCGCATTCTTCGCAAGCGTACCACTCAAACGGTCGCCCGCTCCGGTATTCCTCCAGTGCTTCGGATAGCTCCGAATGACAAAGCGCGATAATTTCGGGGAAGCTCCGTTCTTCGTCCCACCAGCCGTGATCGACGGCGTTTTCGTGAATTTGCTTTGCAACCTCGTTAATTCCTGTCATTGTTCGCGCTCCTTTCTTCGTCGCTGTCGCTTTCGCCCGCGTCCTTTTGACAATCGCACGTTTCCCCGTTGTCAAGGTGTGCGCCGCAATGGTCGCATACTTTGTACTTCAATTCTTCTGTACCTCCGTTCTTTGAAATAATCAGACGGCGCAAGCCGTCCACGCATAGCGTCAAGCCGTGTTCGCAAAGGTAGGCGCGACGGCGTTCCGCCTCTGCCGCTTCCCAGCCACAATGCTCGCACCCGCTACAATCTTTTTTCTTTGCCTTTTCCGGAAGTGTGCATATATATTCCACGTTCACACCTCCAGCCGCATAACCTTTTTGATCTGTGCATCAAGCACAAGAACCCGCGTCCCGTCCCCGATACGCCTTTCAATGCTCTGTTGCATTTTCTGCATATCCTCTTCACGAAGGAACGTTTCTGTCATAAGGATTAAAAGCCCGTCGCCTTTCAGCCCTTCAACCTCTTTCACGGGAATTTCTGCGCCATCTGCGCGTCTGAAAAATAAGCCTTCGTTCATTGCTTCACCCGCTCCCCGTTATAGATAACTACCATAGAAGGGAAGGGCGCGGGATCGCTCGCGTTCCCTTCGTCGTCTGTGAAGCGAAGCCGCCCGCGAACGAACCGGATTTCCGCTTTCCCGTATATGTAATCGTGAAAATAGGTCGTATCCGTCCGCGCCGGAATAAGTAGCACAATAGCGTACCCCCCCCCGATCGCTTCTTCGTATGCCTTCTTTACCCACTTTCCGATCTCGCGTCCGTAAGGCGGATTGCAGAAAACCGCGCCGCCGCGATCCCAGCTTTGCGAAAGCCCGTCCGTTTCCGGCGTATAGTAAAGCGGGCATTTTGCTGTTTTGTCGGTCGCCGCCGCGTCAAGCACGAAGCCGAATTCCTCGTTCAGACGGTCGAAGAAGTCTTGCGGCGTACACCAGTCCATTTTCTTTGAAGATAGAAGCGCACTATTCACCGTCGCCAGCCTCCTTTTCATCGGAATAGAGGCGGACAATCGCCGCAACCTGTTCAAAGTCCAGATAGACGGGCTTGTTTTCCGTGATCCCTTCAATGTTGTATCCGGTCGCCTGTCCGAAGCCGTTTTGCTTGATCGTGAACTTGTCGCACTTGATAGCGAATTCCGAACCGCTCTTCAAGATAACGCGGATCGTCATTTTATTCATTGTCCGCCACCTCGCTTTCGTCTGTGCCGTCCCGCTCCGGAATGTTTATGCGGTCAGCGCGAACCGCCAGCATAATCTGACAACCGCAACGCGGGCAATCCATAGCGTTAAACCGTGTAGGTGGTTTTGTCAGCGCGTCCACAAACGCGCGCGGTTCCTCTGCAACGTAGATTTCTTCCTTCTTTGGCGTTATACGGTATCCGCAAACGCCGCACGTTATTTTCTTTGAAAGCATATTGAATAGCCCCTTTCTGCTTAATATCTGCCGTAAACCCGAACGACGGTGAAGGGCTTGTCCGCCTTCGCCGCCGTTACGATCGCCGAAGTCATAAAGGATACGCGCAAGAAATCCCGCGCCGCCCGTTTTGCAAGCCTCCACGCAATCATTCGCGCGTTAGGTTCCTGCATCGCGTCGCCGTCCAGTGGATACTCGCAAATAAGAACCGTGTTCCCGAACGGTCGCCGCGCTGGGCGTTCCTTCATAAATTCTTTGTTGCCCTCTTTGCACTTCACAATTTCAAGCGCCTTCGGAAACTGCCAGCCGCTGTCCTGCTTCTTTTCTTTTGCCATTGTTCGCCGCCCCTTTCTTCAAAGCTGAACTAAATTCAAAACCGCAAGAAGCCGATCCGTAATCTGCTTCCGGCGCAACTGCTTCAATATCGTTTCTTCGTTTGCGTCGTAGTTTTCTGCAAGCGTTACGAAATACTTCAATTCCGGATTTGCCCTTTGCCGAAGCCCAAGACAGAAAAGAAGGTGATCCGTTACTTCCGCTTTGATCGGATAAACGGCAATTTCTCCCGTGTTCTTGTCGATTTCTCTACAAACGCATATCATTTCGCCCATATCCGCGCCCCTCTCTAATCGTTATAGGGATTTTGCAAGCACCAATCCCACGTTTCAGCGTCTTTCCAGCCGATCGTGAAATGGTTGTTCCGCCCGTCGCCCGTGAAATACAGATATTCAGCCGGAAGGACGCGTCCGACGTTTTTCCCTCCGTCCCGCTCCGCGTGATAGCGGATCAGAACGTCAGCCGCCAGCGTTGCAAGCTCCGGAAGAACAGGATAATCCGCCGAATATCCGGCGAACTGATACGGCGCTTCCAAAACCTCCAGCACGGTATCCGGAAAACGGGGATCGTCAACGCGGTTCAGTACACACCAAACGCACGCGGCTTTTTCCATATCCGAAGCGATCCCGCGCGCTTCTCCGTAAAGCATTTTCGCAAGCGCTTCAACCTCCGCCGCGTCCGGTATGTATTCCTGTTCTTCCGGCTCCGGCGCAAGCGTCAAAAGCGGGGAAGGGGATATAATCGGCGTAGGCTCTCCCGAATATCGTTCCGCTTCCGCTGTCCCGCTCCACGGCATAAAGGCGGCAAGCGGGATCGCGACAATCACTATTGAAAGCGCCGCCGCGATCCGTCTTTGTTTCCTCTTCACAACGCCACCCCGCTATCCGCTTCAAGGGATAGCCACCATTCCGGATTGTTCCGGAAGCGCTCATTCGGGCAAGCGTCGCAATTCTCCGCCGCGCACCCGCTACAATATCGCTTTTGAAATTCCGTGTCCCACGGTGCTTCGATGATCGGAAGGGAACGCAAGAACTGCCCCAGCCCTTGCGCGCCCGCCGTGATTGCTTCAAAGTTTGTTTCCCTGCTCGACGTTGCCCGCCTTTCTGCGCTTGCCGCCATACCCAGCGCCGCCCGCTGTTTCAAGACGGCGTAATTCTCGAACCACATTTTGTAAAGCTCCGCTTCCGTTTTCCGGATCGCGTGTTCAAGAACCCGCACCGCCGCTTCGGACAAGTCCGTGATCGTTTCTTTGATCCGCTTATAGTCCGCATATATGGCGCAATATTGCTCATAGGTGTAAAGGTAAGATGTGCAATCGTTCTTCGGGCACTCCTTTTTCAAGGCTTCGCCGAAATCCGCCAGCGGCTTGAAAAGAATTAAAGTGTCTGTCATATTGAATAGCCCTCTTTCTTGAATTGCGGCGAATTAGTTTTCCGCCGCCCTCTTTTTTCTTTCGTTCTCTATGTTTAGGTTCATTTTCCAATAGTGAAAATGATTAAACATTTCTTGCGTGCAAAGAAGCCCGTCCGCCCGCCGAACGTCAATTCCCATTGTGATTTGCAGGAATTCGGCAAGCCCACAAAACCGCCCACAAAGATTTGTGATGGCGTTCAATTTCTGTTCTTCGGTGTAATCCCTGTTTTCGTATGCCGCTTTGCCCTCTGCAACATACTTTTGCATACGGTCGATCAACTCGATAACGATTTCTTCTTTCGTGTCCTGCAAACCCTTGTCGCTTACGGTAAGCGCTCCTAACTGATACTTTTTCATATTGAATAGCCGTCCTTTCGTTACTGATTTGCGGCGCGTCTGTTGCCCCTGCGCCTAATGTTTTCTTGTGCCGTCGTCTGTGCAAGATCGGCGCTATATACAGGACGCTTGTTTTCGTCAAGCTCTCCCGTGTACCCGCGTTTAAGCTCTTCGTAAATAGCGGCAACGCTTCTCCCGATCTTCGCGGCAATGTCCACCACTCTGTCGCCGTCGCTGTATAGCGCTTCGATTTCGCGGCGCTGATCGAACGTCAAATACGAATATCCGTCCATTTTCAAGCCTCCTTTCGCCGCTCTGAATAAAAAAATAAAGC